GTGTATTAGCTTGTTGAAGTTCTTCCGCTGTTTGTCTGGAATCTTTTCGGTTCATTACTGCCGCGGCTACTTTACCTGTATCCGATGCGTTCTTTGTATTTAAATATTGGAGACTCTGTAATACCATTACATCAGGCATCGGTGTGTGAAAGAAGTTGAGAGAAGATGAGTAGATTCCACCGTGCTCTAATTTAACATCTAATTGCCTTATATTCGCATCATCAGATGGTCCAGTTGTTGAAGCATAAATATTAGATGCTCTTACTACTGCATTTACAAATCCTGTAATTACTGCTATTGTGGCTTCTTGAACAGGACCGTCTAGAAAACCTCTCCCCTTATGCTCTACTATTGTTTCGTTCTCATCATCTTTATAGATATAGAGAAAGATAGGATATGAATCTATTTCTTTGTCTACAAATTGTTCTACTATTTGAGGAACTTGTCTTATATTCGGCAGTCCTGTCATCAAATCCTGTTCTACTACATCTACCATTTGTTCAACTTGCTGTAATTCCTTGATACCAAGTTTCAGTTTATCCGGCGATTTTAGCCAACTATTAACACCACCTTCACGACAATGCCAAGCTATATAGACACAATTGTTGTATTTGAAATAGACTTTAAAGATAGTTACTTTTTTATCCCGCTTAGAATCTTTATATGCTTCGCTTATCAATTTTACCTGGTTAGAATCAAACCCATTCTTGTCCACATAGGATTCAAGTCGCATCAAGCTAACGCTGTACTCTCTAATACAATATTCGCTCTCTTGTATATCAGATACATCTTTAGCGAAATAAAGTTTATCTGTTCCAATATGTTCAAATCCTACATGAAGAGGCTTAGTTGGATCAAATACAACTTCTACTGCATCCCAACCATGAAGAGAAGCTCCATCAAATGAGCGAAAGAATGGACGATACCATCCATTATAGGTTAGTCCTTTTGTGAATTCTAGCTCTAGACGACGAGTATTTATATCTGGATTGGAAAGACATCGAAAGATAGCAAGTCTATGTGATCCAGTAAGAAAAGATACAGCATCCGGTAGATCGCGGGTAATGTTATTATCTATGACCCGGTCTGGAATGAATGTTTCATCGTTTTCAAGTTCACCAGTCTCTCTAAGTTCAGCAACATCTACATCTGCATAACGCTCTTTGCGTAAACGTCTTATTATAGCTTTTTCCTCGTTGAAAGAATCTATTAGACTATTTATACGAGATTTAGCCTTTTCAAAGGTAAATAGTTCTGCTTGAAGAGGATCAACAGGAATTTCTTCTGTTGCGGCTGCAATAGGGGTTTCTACGGGTTTTAAATCTAATAGATTAGTTGGCATAAAATTTACTAAATTCTTTTTCTTTCTTACCTAAAACAGATCCAAGACTATAATGAGAGTGTTCTTTATTTGATTTTCTTTTTTCCATCTCCCAAAGTCTGTTCTCTAATTCCTGTATTCTTACGATCGGATCAATCTTCTTTTTCTCTTCGTCTGCACCTATATTTGCTGAAGCTGCTAGATATTCTTTGATATCATAATCTTTTAGTGCTAATACTGTAGCATCTGCTCTATCAGGTGACGGAAGTCCTTCAGCTATCATTTCTTTTTTATTCTGCAATGTAAGTTTCTCGATAGCTGCTTTATCTTCTTTATATTTCCTAGATGCTAATTGAGAATAAAGTTTATCATCATCTTTAAGTATGAGAAGACCTTCCTCGATAAAGCGAGCAAATCTAAACCATATTTCTGCTCCCCTATTTCTATATTGAGATTTATTGAGAGCAGGACTTTGGTTTAGCACCCGGTTAATCATCCATCCACGACTACGTAATATATCTATAACAGCCCTGCCAACACCTCCATCATCAGCATTTATATATGGGTGATTCTTTTTGACATTTGCTGTAATTAGCAGATACATCTCTATTTTATCTGCTAGTTTGATAGCATTCTGCTCTCTGATAGTGTATAGATCAGTTTGTTTATTTCCTTTGAATCCACTTATAGTTGTCTCATCTCCACCGCTGGACAGAGCTATATCTATGCCAATGCGTTTTTCTCTATTTGAAAATAATTCTGGAACATCTTTGACTTTATTGCGCTTTCTTAATCGTTCTAGTGAACCTTGAGGTATTACATACTTACCTCCTATAAAGGTGAATAGAGCTAACCATTTAGAACGGAATAGAGGAGAATGCTCGCCTAATATCTTTTTATCTTCTTCATATTCTTCTGGAGATAGATGAGGACAATCATTATAATCTATTCTATGTTTATGAGGCCAATTTTCAAATGATTCGTAAAAGTCACCTACAGGTTCTCCGGGTGTGCTAACATTTATCCAATAGTTAAAACCAGTGCAACGTTTTAGAGCGCGGAATATTTTAGGCTCTACGGATTTAGCTTCATTCACCACAATAGCCATTTCGCTATTAGGTGTCATTGGATGATATCCTTCAGCTTTACCTTCTTCATCTGTTGCAAAAAAATACATTACACTACCAGATAGAATGCACTCAATATGACGCTGTTTTATATGAAGGATTGGCGCGCCGTATATTTGTATAAAAAATTCATTTACTTCCTTGCAGTAATTTCGTATTAGATTTTCTGTTTGATTTGATAGCTGCACACCAGATGAAGATGTCAAAATTACTAGAGCCTGCACTTTACAACATATGAACCACACAACAAATGGTGTTACAATATAGGCATCCTTACCACTACCATTTGAGGCGCAAAGACAAAATTTATACGGATGCTTAGATGTAGGTTTAGCCTCGCACAATTCTAAATGTATATCCCGTTGCCATTTATGTAGATGAGTGGGCCTACCATCACTGTTTAAGATACCTTCTCGTAGAATGGGATTTACCACATATAACATGGTCGCGCTATCTGGAAAATCTAGTGCTTGCCATTTGTTATCCTTGAGCGGGCTTAGAATCTCTTCTTGCATTAATTAATTAATTTCTACTATTATTGGCCTTTAGTCTCATATTGTTGCTCCGCTTCGCTATCGTGACCCATTCTAAAGTCTATTGACCTTTACGCTGTAAGTTCCAATATCGTTAGATCTAACTTGTATCCAATATTTACCCGGACCTAATTCTTTAATGACTTGTCCGTTCTTCCGAACACCGCTGTTATCATCCTCTGCTACTAGAAGTTTTGGATCATCTGGACCATATAATTTGATAGCAGTATCCATTTTGGAAATAATATTTGCCCTATAATATCCAATAGCTGTCACATCAAATACGAATAGATCTTCCTCACCTAGTTGTTCAAAAGCTGCATAGGTTCTAAACCATCCTCCTACTTTTATATTGATAGATGGATTACTTTGTTTAGGATACATTAGAAGAGCAAACTTTTTATCTTCTAATGAGAGTTTATCATTCTCTCTAATAGTTATACCATTCTTTGTCCAGTTAGACGGAAATGAGTAGCACATGATAGAAAGAGGATCAAAGATAGTCCCACGTATCTGATCGTATGAGTATTTAGATAGAACATTATGTCTTACTGTAAGTTCGTCCCAAAAATTAGGAGGACCACTTAGATCTTTTATGACTTGCTGTTCATTCCATTCTATACCGCCGGAAGGATTTTGATGTTCGTGACTAAATCCCAATGCATGTCCAAATTCATGTTCAATAACCCCACCATCTAACCATCCAAGATTCATTGTTGGTTGAGATTGATCTATATGGCGACAATCAGTTCCTATATAGGACCAAGAGCCATCATCAGGATTAAAAGTTATACGTATATCTGATGGCCCATCTTCTACTACTCTAAATTTTATATTGCAGGTATTTTCCCAGTTCTTTATTTTAGATAGAACCTCACCCTGCTGGTCAGCAGAACCCTCTAGAAATTTAACACGTAGAATAGAACCATTTATCCATTCCTTACCAATAGGTGCTATAAGACGCATCCCATCTAGGTGGAATGGTTTTCTTATTGAAAGTGGTAGTTTTCTATCGAAGCAAATTCTAGGAGGCATATTTTTTAGCAACATTAATTGCCGCGGCTATTGCTATCTTATCTGCTTTCTTTTTACCAAACTTTTTCTTATTGGCTGCATATCTCGGACCTTTATGAAGTTCCTTGATATTAGTTCCGATATTTTTCTTACCTTTCTTTAGTGGCATATTATTGTGTTAAGATTAATACAGTATTTTGAGATGCTACCGCGCTGGGAGTTTGACCTAAACCGAGAGCAATTCCTTCTCTAAGAGCTTTTGCTATTGGTCTAAGTTTTTCAATATTTTGAATGTCAATAGATTTGCCGTATTCGGATAGAATGATTGTAGCTCCTGTTATGATTATGATTTTAGTTCTTTGATCGGCAAATCATTTACGATGGCTAGAATGGTTGCAAAATCTATTGTTTCAAGGGATTCGATAAATAATAGTTCTCCATGTGCTTTCTCAAATTTAGGTTTCCACTCTGGATGTTCTGATAGGCTAATGGCTGTTCCTAAATAGGAGGCTACTTTTAGAGAGGATAGAATATTCTGCTCTTTAGTGATTGATTGACATCCGGCTAATAAGATAGATGTTAGCGCGGTTAAGATTAACTTGTTCATGGTTTAGTTCCTGCTTTAATGGCTGCACTTACAGCACCTTCTACGATTGCTTTTATCGCTTCACTCTGGGTTTCCGTGGAACCCTCGGTAAGCGAGAGCGTTGTCGAACCTTTCTCGGTTCTCTTACCAACCGTGAGTCCTTTGATTGCTGATCTATTGAACCAGACTGTTCCTGTGAATTTTGTGATGTCATAACCTTTTGTTTCTGGATTATAGGTTTGCTCTATTGTTGAGTGATGAGCGCAACCGGTAAATAATAGAATGATCAAAAAGATTAATTTCATACGGTATCTCTTAGCTTTCTCCAAGCTTGAATAAAAGGATCGAATTGTGTAGTTGGCAAATCAAGTGTCTGCCAGTCGGCTACTCCTTTTCTTTTTATAAGGATAAATTTGGCCTCTTCAAATGAATTGATTGTTATTTGGACAATATCTTCTAGGTCTATGATTAGTGGATTAGGGTCTTTTGAATAGAAGTATTTTTGTTTCATATATGTATAACGTTATCGTTAAAGTAAGCTATATATTGATAGCCTCATCTAATTTAGCCATCTGCTCTTTACCTTTCGTTAGGTATTGATTCAGAATGTTGACATTTAGAACACCAATCTTTTTAGCATTCTTACGTGGATCACGTCTACCGCGTTTCTCATCTATTAGAATAGTAGCTGCTTTTAATGCTACACCATCTATTTCGCTATAGCAGAGCTTCTTTATTGTCTCAGCAGCTATACGTTCATCATCGTTGGTGAACAAAGATGGTTCAGATTCCACCTCTTTCATATAACGCCTGCTCCCGGCTGAGAGTGCCAACTTGACGCTCTCCACCTCTAAATCAAACGCGGATGCCAACGCTTCAACCGTCATTTGATCATCGTTATCGTATAGACTTATAAGCTGCGTATTGGTAGCATTCATTTAGACTAACCCAACTATCGTATTTAGTCCACCACTCTTAATAATGTTCTTACCCTTATCAGTAAGTTTCCCTATAAGCTCTCGCATAATCTGTTGATAGCACCTTCTATGCCAACTGAAAGCTATGTTGTTAGACTTCACCTATTCTACCATATTGGAACTTATTATGGGATTCTAGAATTTGTAAAATTTGTGAGAAACAGTGTTTCCACTTTTCATTTCATTTCGGTCCAACAAGCTATCCATATGAGGTATCAGGATGTTGATACAAAATATTCTGTCAATACAGAAATATCTAAAAGATTAGACATAAGTATCTCGATTAGATTAATAGGGTATCTTATTGAGATTGAGTCTCAGTCT